GTTATTGGGGTCTTACATAATTGTAAGAGTAGCCGAAGTAGAGTGCCTAGGTGATAGCCCGGGTAGCTCTACTTTATCTGTAACGACTAGTCATTAATCCACCTCTAGCCGCACTCATGGGTTCGTTGTTCATATCCTGAACACCCATATCCTTATCATAATCCATTTCCGCTTTACCCATCATGTTACGAAGTTTATCTACACCTAATTGCTTAACCGCTTTCGCTGTAAAGACAAACTCACCATCCGATAGCATTGCCGGAATTGAATCTGAAGTTCCTGTTCCCGGTCCTTCGATTTCTCCTTCACCGGTAAATTCTTTCATACTCATTTTAGAAATAATATCAACTAATTCTGGATAGTCTTCTATTGCCGCTTCTAAAACTTGTTCTTCATCTGAAGTTAATACGGAAGTATCTATGTTCGCTTCCACTTCCATTTCAGGTTCTGCTTCACCCTCTACTTCACTTGGAGTCATCATAGTATCTACTTGCATATTAACATCTGCACTTTGTGGTTGCAATTCTGGTACAACCATACCTTCTTCTTCTTCAACTGGTCCACCTTCTTGATACGCCCTGTATTCCGGTTGTTCAAAGTATCTACCAAATCTAGGGTCAAGCAATGGGTCTGTTGGAACGATACCACCAGTTGCCATTTTCTGTTTTACATTTTGTTTATTCATAACAATTTTATTGAACATATTTTCCCCTATTCGTGTTTTAATTTCCTGTTGTGATTTTCCTTCCCTCGCCATTAAATGAAAAATATTTAACGCTTGGTTGTATTGTTTTTCTTCTGATGATGCAATATCACCCTTTGCATACCTTGCTCGTAGTGGGTCAAAAGGTCTAAGAGGCAATCCTTCCCTAGCTCCTGCTGGTGTATTAACATCATAAGGACCAAGTGTTGGTACAGTATCCGTAGCTGGAGTTAAGAAGTCTCCCTGTCTTTTATATAAATCTTTTGTTGCCATTTATAATTTATTTTCATATTGTGGTTTTAATTTTTCATCTTGTGTAATATTTATATTTTCTTTTTTACAATCACAATTTTTACATTCACAAGAAGTGCAAGAACTTCCATCAGAACAATGACAACCATGTTCACAATTTTTACAAGTTTCCATCTTATTCAACTTTCTTTTTCTTTTTTTTCTTATTTTTAAAAAAATCAACAACCTTTGGAGTTATATAACCATAATCATAATAAGTCTCAGCTATATTTTTAAAAGTTTCACCAACTGTCTTGCCCGGTTTAAAAGGTGGGTCTTTCTTTTTTGTAAACCATTCACTCATAGATTATCCACTCAAAGAACTATTGCGTTCAAGGTCTTCATCAAACAAATCATCTGAATCATCATCTTCAACTAAATCTCTCATTCTTTCCATGACATCTTCTTCCTTCTCATGTAAAGCTTCAAGCTTGTCCATTTCCTTTTGAATCTTTTCCGCTAGTGTTTTCTTTTTCTTTGCCATCTGTTTATTTTTTCTGTGGTTTTCTTATTTTTTTACCTAGATAACCACCCTTTGCAGGTTTTACTCTACCGAGTTTTTTTCTACCTTTTGTATATTGTTTATTACTAAATCCAGAAGCTGGAAGTTGTGTTGGAGTTCCTGTCCATGTACCTGTTGCACCAAATTTAGTTAAATCAATAGTAATTATTTTATCATCAACTTTTTTATTCATTATTATAATTCCTTTTTTAAAATGTTAATATATCAATCTTTGATTTCAATGTTGTACCTTTTGTATATTGAAAACCTTTATTTTTTGCATGACCATAAGTTTTAGCAGGTGGGTGTACTGTTACTGCAATTTTTTTATTACCTGTTCCAGTATGAACTTTACCACCAACTACAACATTTTTTTCGTGATACTTATAAGGTCGTGGTTTAGATTTTCCACCAAAAGGATTAATATTAACTTTTTTTGTATTTGGTTTCGGAACTTTAACCTGCATGATGGGAGCTGCCGAAGTTCCCTTTGGTAAAGTAAATGCTTGGTCATAACCGGGTTTTACTTTATTAGTATAAATTTTTCCCCCACCACTTCTACTACTCATAATTAAATTTCCTTTTTATACGATTTGATTGTTTCCGGGAGGTGTATTAACTGTTCCAGTAAAGCCCACTTCCCCTGACTGCGGTACACCGCCAGTTCCGATTGTGCCATTGCCAACTCCCGAGTTGTCAACTCTTGGAGCTTCAGCAGGTATTCCTTGAGGTACATCCATTCCGGCTTCCCCACCAGCACCTGTAGTCGCTTGATTTCCTTGTTGTCTAGCATTTTGTAATCCTATTATTTTTGCATAAATTTCTGCTTCATTAGGGTCATTGATTATTGCTTCCGGGTCAAGGTCTAATGTATAAGCAAGTTCTTTTATTAATTCAGGTATCTTTACAAATGGTGCTATCGCAGGGTTTTGTACACTCTGCAAGAACATTGTCAGTCTTTGCGACCTTACTTCCTTCTGCATGAGAGAAGAAGTTCCGGTTGCCTTAACTTCCAAGTCACCTTCAATATTCAACTTACCTTGATAAAACTGCATATTCCATTGGAAGTATGCTTCACCCAAAGGTCTTAACAAGAAATCATCTAAATTCTTTACGACAGTTTTAATGTTTAAGTTTGCCGCACTCAGCAACATTGACATACCAGAAGCTGTTCGTGTCATACTTTGAACACCTGTCTGTCCATGTGAATAGGAAGGTATGCCAGTTGATTCATCCGCCAACTGTCTAAACTTATCAAACATCATCATGTTTTCCGTTGATGTGTTTGGAAATTTTAATCCGTGTATTGCCTGTCCGGGCATTCCAGCTTGTCTTCTAAATATCTTTCCCGGATAGATATCCATGTTCTGTCCTGCAACCAATGCTGATTCATCAACATCAAATACAAGTGAGCCGGATAAAGCCAAGTTATCAATAGCCATTCGTGCATGACCATTCATAATTTGCTGTGCGTCATCCATGTTTTCCGGTACGCCAATACCAAAGAAACTGTATGGATTCTTTTCGTAAGGAAATGCTTGGTAAGGTAAACGATATGGCTTAAATGGATTAGCCACCATTCGTAAAACTCTGTCCGCAGTTACCCACGCATTAATTTGAAACTCACTTTCCTCTTCCATGTCTTCAGGAATTTTTAATTGTGAGTCTTCTAAAATTTTTCTGTCAACAACACCCCAGTATTCCAATACCTCATATCGTGCATTATCCGCTTGATAGTCGCTGTCTTCCAGTTCTATCTGTGATTCAAAAGTTCTTTTTTTATAATTAGGACCATCTTCCAATGTTCCCAGAATTTCTTCTCTATTAAAAAATGGTCTCTCTGCTAAATCTCGTAATTGGTTTCTATTTAATTTATGTCTATGAATTACATATTCAGCGTCATCTAAACTTTTTGCATTTGGGTCTGGATAAAAATCCCAACAACTAACAAATTCAATTCGTGGAACTCGAGTTGTATCAGGTTGATAACTTCTTTCATCACTACCCTCTGATTTCTGCCATTTATGTAAAGTCTTATTAAAAGTAAAAGGACCTTTAACAACACCTGTACCCAGCAGGACTGCTTCAAATACAGCACTTCTTAATTCTTGTGAACCATTTGATTCATCAATCTCATCATGGATAAGTTTCTCCATGCGTCTTGCAATCTTTGAAGCCGGTTTAATCTGTGCCATTTCCGGCATAGGAGCTGGACCTTCAGCAATCGCTTCATCACCAAATTCTTTTTCAAGAGAACCTAGTATGTCTTTCTGCTGACTTAAATCACCAAATGTTGCTCCGGGTTTAAGAGATTTCCCATCCCCTTCGAAACCAAGTGGAGACGATTGTTCCGGTTGTTCTGAGAAGGGGGTCGAGGATTGACCATTACTACCGGGTCTATAGTCTAAATTACCTTCTATAGACGGGGCGGACTCTTGAAGCGAGTCACCCATTTGCTCCTTTAGGGGATTGAGGTGAGCATATGTTGCTACACCTTCGGGTACTTTGGTTTCTTCTACAGAGATGGGAAACTTATTTGCGGAAAACAAAACATCTACGATTTGTCCATATGCCGCTAAAACCTTTGTTTTTGTAACCTTGACAAAAACTTTTGACCTTTCATGTTCTCTAAATGAAACATTCTTATAGTATTTTCCTCGGTAATTGTGGAATGCCTGAAGCCATCTCTCTTCGTCATTTCTTCGAGACCTTTCACAACCTTCGAATTTATTATAGACAAAACCAGCTAGACGGGTTGCGTCTTGCTTTTGTTCTTCTTGTTCATCTTTGGTTTTATCTTTTTCTGCCATATTTTTCCCCTTACCTATATTATACACCTATTTTTTAGTTTTGTCAAGTAAATTCTTGACAAAATAATGTAATAACCATTTATTGTCTCTGAATACCTGTGTCAAGTAATTTGCAAAATTATTAACAACACTCTCTTCATTATTTTCTCCATGTAATCTGCCACCTTCCAGCGTCTCTCCGGATGTATAGGCAATGGAATGAAGTATCTCATGAAGCAAAGTATTCGCTTCTTCAATCTTATTTAAGTCCGGTTGTATCTCAATCTTGTTTTCCCGTTGAAGATACTGACCATAACAGTCTGTCAAGTTATCTTTTTTAAAATTTGGTTTGGTTAAATAAACTGTTATATCCGTATAACCAACTCTAATCTTTTTTTTATTTATCTTTCTTGTCACCATATAAATATTCATTCTTTGATTGTCTAAAATTATTGGACTTGCTTATGTCAATGTCATCCGGTGATTGCTTACACCAATCCCGAAAGTCACTTTCCTTGCCGCCCAAGTCATTTAAACGAAATATCTTTGGTGCTGAAAGAATATATTCCACATTTCGTTTCTTTTTATACTTTAACATTTCATCATACGATAATGTTAAATCATAAATCTCATTCGTCTTTTTATTTCTAAAACTATAAACTGGCATACAATTAATATCCAAAGGTTGGGTCAGAAGGTGCGAATCTTTTTATCTCTCTCATTTCATTATAAGCAGAAGGTTTCTGCGGTCTTGACATGATAAGATAACGAAGTGCGTCATAGGCATGGTCAGATGCTTTTGTATCCACATCTTCCGGTTTATTCAAGTCAATCGGTATGCTTTGCAGTTCTCGTATGATATTAACACAAGTATTAAAGAATTGCATTCGTGGTCTACCTGTTGTCTTGTCTTGCTTTAATCTTTCGTGTACCTGTATCTTTCCCTGTATCCGATTCTTGTCTGCCGGTCTCAGCTTATGTCCTGCCCTTACCAATGTTTCACCAACTGTCGGTCCACCAGCTCCCGTTCTGTTCCATGCGGAATTATCAAGAACACCTTGAATGCTTCGTCTGTCATCTTTTTCAAACTCTATTATCATGTTTGATAAGTCTTCACCTGTCAAACCTTTTTTATAAAGTTCTCGGTAAATAATAAGCGTATCATCATCAGGGTCTATCGTAGCCCACAGACACGCAGACTCTGCCGCATAACCATAGTCAACACCTTTTACTCTCATCCAATGATGAGGAATATTAAAAGGCGGTATGACATGAATCTCTGAATCAAATTCAGTAAATGCCGCACCTTCGGAAACATTCCAGTTTCCTTCCAACAATTGTTTTCGTTGTGTTGGCGGTAATGACTCCAACATCTTTTCATATCTTCCATCTTCGGAGAGATAAGGATTATCCTCCAGTCGTGCCGGAATAAACTTTCGTGTCAGTCCGTCATTTCCCTCAAAGGATTCATTCGGGGGAGCTAGGTCAAGATATCTTTTCTTTACCCAATGTCCACCTACTCCACCCGGATTTGCCGTACACCTGATATAAGTCTTTATTTCCGAATCGGTTGTTCTTAATCGTGATTGCAAATATTGAAGTGGAAATTCAGTTGGATATTGTGTTAATTCATCTATTCCTATCCAACTATACGATTGACCTTGATAACGATAAACATCCGCATCCCTATCAAGATAACCAAACTCTAATGTAGCTCCCGAAGGAAACTTCCATAACTTTTCTACTTCCCGAAACTTAGCCCCGGGAAATGCCTTTGTATATAATTCTCTTGACTTGTCAATTAATTCTCGAAGTTCCGGCATACTTCTTCTCAGAAGCAATGCTCGGTGTGTTGGTCTATGCATAAATCGTAGTGGGTCTACGAGCATGGCATAGGACTTTCCACCACCTGCCGCACCTCCATAGAGTACATCCTGTTCGGAAGCCGCTAGAAAATCTGTCTGTGGTCCATCATTTGGCTTGAATACAATGGACTCCTTGTTTTCCTTTATAAAGTCTCTGACTTTCTTTGGAGCTTTTTCAAAGTCTCCGTTGGTCATGACTGTATTCTTTATTGTCTGTTCCTGTTTCTTTGGGTCAATGGCAAGTTCCACTTTCTCCAGAACACTTTTCTTATCTTTTAAGTTGCTTCTTTTCTTTGTCAGTTTCCTTTCAAGCTTCTTGATATCCCGTTCCTTGTTAGCTAACTCTTTTCTTGCCTGTATCTTCGCCTTTGTTGCGGTATTGGAATAGCGTGGTATGCCTGTTGTACCTTTTGGTCTTCCGACTTTTCGTTTGTTTATTATTTCTTCCATATCTTCAGTTTACCACTCTTGAAGTGAGTCTTTGTCGCTGAGATAAATTCATACCATCCCGTAATAATATATTTTTCTTCTGTTGATGAAGGCACTCCTCTATGTGTATGCATCCACTCCGCAGGAAATATGGCTGTCTTGCCTACAACGGGAGATACTTTGACTTTCTGATAATAAAATTCAGTCTCCCCCTTATCCTTTACTGTATTTAAATAGGTTACAAAAGTTAAATGTCTATGAGATAAATTATAGCGTTCACAATGATAACCATAAAAAGCTTCACTTGGTTTATAATGTTGAATCCTTATTGGTTCACTTAGTTGAAATCTGTATCCCGGTTGCAGACAAAAAGGATATTCCTCTATGTACTTGCCGGTACATTTTTCCAGTTCATTAATGTATTCGTTGATAACGGGAATAGTCTTCCATTCATCTTTCATGAGAACAACATCCGTTGAACTTTTTATGGATGCATCAACTCTGCCGCCACCTATCTGACCTTCACTTCTAGTGGCATCATCACCATGATGAAAAAAATCCATAAGCTTTGTACAGATACTCTCCGGTACATGATACTCTCCTA